GTGACGGTGACGATGCCGTAGTTCTCAAAGTAATTAGACGGCATGAGATTTCCCTTCAGCCAGATGTTGAGGAAAAGGGCGAGCCGAAGCCCGCCCCATCACGATCACGAAGTGGTGTTGTCGTAGACTGCGCCATTGGCTGCTTCGTTGCGAGAAACCAAGGTCAGTTCGGTGAGAACCTGACGCTTTTCGTTATCGCCCGTTTTAGCCAATTCTTCGTTGCGGGTCGAGCGCAGAACGCCAACGGCCCACATGTCATCTTGCAAAATGAACACATCACGACCACGGTTTTCGCGGGTCGGTTTGAACTCAACAGTCCCCCACGGCGTAACGTAGACGGACATGTGCTTGATGACGGTTTCATCTTCAGCCACGACATTCGAGCGCTGGTTGTTGTTGCCAGTGAAGCCCAAAGCCACGTTCATCTGGAAAGCCGACAGATAAACCGAGTCGGGCTTGCCGCCGGAAACCCACGTTGCCTGCATCACGCTGTCGAACTTGGTTTGCGAAAATGCAGTGGGAGTGCCATCGTCTGTGCGGGCGTTCGTGCCGTCACCAGTGGGATCAGCACCGCTGGACCCAGTTTGGAAGTTGGTGTTGGTGAACAGCCATGCCGGAACGCCAGCCAGCTTACGAGCAGCGGAAGACGATCCAGCAACACGCGCCTGATTGGCGAACATTGCCTTTTCGATGTCCAGCTTTTGTTCTTTGGCAATCTTCAGAACCTGATAAGCCATTTCGCGTGCGCGACCAGCTTTGTTCAGACCCTGATCAGTGCCGGGGATAACCACCGCATTTTTGAAGATTTGCGTGTAGTTGCCCAAGCGGCTGGTGACGCCACGGCTTTCAGCGACAGTATCATCGCCTTCGATGTGTGCGTTTTCAGCCGAGGCACGCAGGGCATCGGTCTGCCATTCGTGGAACGTGTTTGCCGCTTTTGCCTTGGCGCAAGCAGTGTAGAACGGAGTTTCTTCCGGGGAGATATTGTAGATAACGTCCGAAAGGTCTTCCCGGATGCCTTTTACGTCATACGAGTCGAGAGTGTTTGTTGGCTGTGCCATGATTGTAAGTCCTTGTGCGGGTTAACGGAAAAGAAGATCAATGAAAGCCTCTGGCTTCCCCGACCTCTTAGCTACCTTCATCTGCCGATCACGAACGATTTTTTCAGGTGCAGGCTTACGAGCCATTGGCTTTACGTTGCGCGGGGGTTCGGGCTTCTTAGCCTTATCCTTTACCGCTGAAAGCCGATTGTATTTGTAAGCGTCATACAAGACTTGCACTAGGCGAGCATCGACGGTGCTTGCCACTTCTTCAGCCGAAAGCCCATACTTTGACGCAAACTGCAAAAGTTTATTCTGGAGAACGGGAGCCTTTTCAGGATCGCCAAACTCTGGAATAGCCTCAATCAGACGGCGGGTTTGCTGTTGCAATTCCTCTTTACGGGCTTGCTCCTGAAGCGCGTTGTGGCGCTGGGCTTGATCGTAAAGTTGCCGTTGTTGCGATTGATAGTCTTGCACGTTGTTGTCGTAATGTGCCTTTTGCTGCATATACCCGATGGGATCAGTGTCCATCAATCGAATATCTGGAGCTTGGGGCGCTCTCATAACTCCCTGCTGCTGGATATTCTCCAACGTGGCGAGGAATTGCTGTCGTTCGGTCTGAAGGGTTTGGAAGATGCTTTCTGCTTCCTTGCGGGCAGCAGCGGCGTCTTGCATCCCCTTCTGGATGTAGGCTTGTCCCGAATAATCCCGCTTAAGTTCCTCTAGGGTGACCTGCTTTTCTTCGCCATCAACTTTGACAGCGTAAAGGCTAGGCGTCTTTGGAACGTCAGTTTCTTCGTAATCCTCATCCTCGTCATCCGTTAAATCAGGTTCTTCACCATCATCTTCGGAATATTCAGCGGCGTCTTGGTCATCCGCTTCAAGTTGCTCCTCTGGTTCATCCTCTACCGCCACTTCGGCTTTGGGTTCATCCTTCGTAGGGGCAAGCAGGCTATCAATAGCTGCTTCAATTGTGTCAGTCGTTTGCACGGTCCCGATCCTGTTTTGCCTCAACGGCCTCGGCGTCTAATCTCGCTTGGAGAGCGTCAAGTATTACTTGGACGGCGCGAACACTTGCATGAGCCGCCGCTATTCTCGTTATATCACAAGTTGCGTCCAAAAACACCCCCACCGCATCGCCGCGGATTTCACCGATCACGGCTTTGAAAACGTGATCGGCTAGAAGTGTCTTTGCCTCAGAGGCCCGTTGTTTGATTAGGGACAAATTGCATCCTCGGCATTTGTTGTTCACGCTTAATCGCGTTCAAATCTAACTGAACGCCTGTCTTTGCTAACAGTTCCCCGGCCCTGATTGCAAGGTCTTGGGCCATGCGGTCACGCTCACGGTCATCATCCATCCGCATCTTCTCTGCGTCTAGCTGCACCTTCGCCATGTCAACCTGTGCGCGGGTAGCTGTTTTCATCTGCTCAGATTGCAAGAAAGCCATGTTCGGATCAGATGGTTGTTGCGGTTGCTGGCCTTGTGCCGCCTGTGCGGCTTGCATCATCAGCTGCTGTTCGATCTGCGGGTTCATCTGGTTGTAGTAACGATCAGCGTTGTGGATGCCAGCCATGCCCAAAATATCCGCCAAAGTGTTGCGAATGCCCGTCATGGTCACGATCCCATTGCTAGGGCCATAAGCCTGCCACACTTGCATCTGCGTCTGCATGGTCATTTGCAGCGCCGCAATGCGCTCATCGCGGTGGTTGTTGCCCAAGCCAACATTTGTCACCAAGTCTAAGTCACTGGTCCACGAGCGCGGATCAACAGGCACAAACTGCCCGTCAAGGCGCATCATTTCACCTTCATTGGGATTGGCGCGGGCAATCTGTGCAATCAGGCGGAACATCTGGCGCATCCCGCCTTCAGCAAGGTTGCGGGCGATCAACTCAGAGACTGCGGAAGCGGCCTGCACAGCAGCGTTTACGCCTGCGGCTGTCTGCGACTGCAAGGCGTTAGCATCCATGCCCATAGCGGCCCCTGTGACGCCTGTCTTGGCACGGATAGCCTCGTCGTAGAATTGAATTGCTGGCAAAGCAGCCGTTGCGGCATTCCCAATCGCAAACTCACGCAGCGCGTTGATGTCCTTGACGCGGACAATGCCACCGATCTCGTTATTCAGAAGATCGTCCATGTTGACCATATTGGTCACAGCCATAACACGGGGGTTGTTTGCCATTGCTAGGCCATCAAGCAGGCCGCGCAGAAGCGAGGTCGATGCGTCTTGGTCCTCAATCACAATCTCAGCCAAAGAGCGCCCAAAGAACGTGTGCGGTTCTGGGTCACACTCAAAGATTGCAAACGGCACATAATCGCACAGTTCATAGTCAAGGATTTCGTAATCATTGCCAGCGCAGATGAATTTATACATACGCGGAACGCCAGTGCCTTCGACATCCATCCGCATATAGGCTTCAGTCAATTGGACCTTACGCATTGACGGGTCAGCTGCGTTCTCATTATCGTCATTATCGCCCCAGCCGCGACGAGCCATTTCCTCCTCGTCATCAACCGTGCCATCTGACGATCCGGCAAGATCATAAACTGTGTCAAAATCAAAGCCCATTGCCACCAGATCGCCAACACGCGCTTCACTGGTGTGACCGCAGACATAGCAATCGTCGATGCTCACAGCCATGCGGTCGACAAAGAAATCTTCCGGCGCAACGCTTTGGATTTTGATCTGGCCTTTGACGGATGTGCGGGCAACGCGTAGTTCATAGCTTGCCATGCGCGGTTGGATTTCCACGCCCGTCTCATCAATCACAGCCTCGCCAATAATTTCTTCCTCTTGCTCAATGATTTCGACTTCGGGATCGCTTTCAATGAACGCAAGCTGCTCAGGTGTTAGATCGCTGTATTCGTCAATCTCAACGTGTGGCACTTCGTCATAGTAGACCTTTGCCACGCCAACCTTCTTGATCAGTGCATCGTGGAACACATCGGACAACACACGGAAGCCATTGTTCCGTTCGAAAACAAACTTGGCATACTTGGTGGCTTGGTCTGCACCCATGACAGATTGCGGAGAGTTAGGGATAAACTCCACGGGCTTGTCAGACTGCAAGAACACCCTCATCAGGGCTGGCTTGATTGCGCGGATCGTATCGCGGACCTTTGTGGCAACAACCTTTGACCGACCCTCTTCAAAATCAACCGCCGATCTGCCATCAAAGTATTTCTGAGCGCGGATGCGATCCGGCGCAATTTCGCTTTCCACAAAATCAACAGCTTCACGCACAGCATTGGTGATGGTGTTCTGGATTTCGTCATCCGTGAGGCGTTTGGGCTGCATTCTTATCTCCGATCCTGGGAAAGCAATCCCGGTGTAACGCGGGCCGTTTCAGCAATTGCACGGACTGGATTACGCACGAGCGATTGCAAAGGCGCAAGACGCATTGCAATTTGTGAAGCAGCAGGGGCAACAGCACCAGCCGCAGCCGCAAGACCAGCAGCAACTGGGCCTAAACCAGCTTGGTAGCCAGCCCCGCCAGCCAATGTTGCCAGCGCAATTGGCAACGCTTCGCTAATTCTGCGCACACCACCGGGCGATGTCGCTGGTGCGGAACGAAGTATTGCTGCCGCCGATCTGGTAAAGTCCGTCATTGGTGTTGTTCTGCCAGTAGCATAAGCCTCACGGCCCTGCGCTCGGATCATAGATTGATTAAGTTGAGTTGGGGACAGGATGCCGCCTTCTGCGGTTGCCCTGGTTGCAGCATCCCGAACCCCGATGAAGTTCCGATATGCTTCACGTGCTTTCGCAAGTGCAAAAATGTCATCTGCACGACCAGCAGCAATCAATGCTTCATCTGTCATGCCATCTAGCAATGTGCGCAGATCATGCGCTGCGGTGCGTGTTGCTGCATCAGAAGAAACCGTTAACGAACCAATGTCAGACCTCCATTGCTTCAATCGCTCTAATGAAATCTCTTTTCCGCTTTTCTCAAATGCTTTAATTTCGTTAGCAATTCCGCGAACTCTTGGCGTCAACTGCCCTGCTGGCACACGCTCAATATAGTCTGTTGCGATTTTCAAAGCCGCAGATGCGTTAGCTGTTGACGGAATTACATTGATGCCAGCAACGGCGTCATCCATTTGTTTTACAATGAATTTCTGAGTTGCCGCAAGGCTTTCAGGCGTTGCAACTTTTGCAGTGCTTCCAAGTTGCTGCATTGTTGATGCGGTGAACGCTTTAAGTTGATCATCCGTTGCTTGCAGACGGCCTTCTAGCCCCATCAACGCTTGCGACTGAAGCCCTTGACCCGTCGACACATCAACACCAGCTTCGCGCAAGACATTTGCCATGCGGGCAGTTTCATCATCGCCAACAAAAGCACCGGGCTTCCCTGTCAAAAATGCGGGGGCAATAACACCAGCTAGCCGCGCTGCTGGTTCAAGAAACGATCCTTCAGTTGCATAGCCAAGCCCTTCTGAGAGAAGGCCCCCAAGCGCCGAAACTTTTCCGCCAGCGCCACCACCAAATAGTTCGCCAGTTGTGCTGGCAAGACCGCCAAGAAAGCCCGGCGCTTCGTAATTTACATAGCCACCAGTAAGGTCATTGAGCGCTGATTGAATGACCTGACCAGATATTCTGCTTGGTGGAACATTTTCTGGTATTAACCCAATCTTTTTGAGTCCAGCATTTACCAAATCATCAACCGTTCCGGGCAAACCAATCAACTGGGATGCGCCACGAACGGTTGCTGCCCCAAGACCAGTGCCAAATTCTAAAAGACTTGGCAAAGTTTTTTCCTGTGGCGGCGCAGTTTGCGGTTCTATGCCAAGCATCGAACTAAGCACACCGAGACTAGTTTGGCCTTGTGGCGGAGCCACAGGCGAAACTTGCAACGCTGCCATTGCCAATTCATTCATTTTCGCAGCGCGTTCCGCTGATCCGGGCTGCAATTCCAATGTGCCAGCCTTAGCAGCATCAGCGCGTTCACGCATGATAAATCTATCGATGGCCTGCTTCATCGTTGCTTGATCTGTGCCATCAGGAAACTGAAGAACGCGACCGTCTGAAAGTTTGACGCCAATCATTCAAATACTCCAGTTGCTGGGTTGTAAGTTAAAGTTGGCTGAACTGTAGCACCAGCCCCAGTTCCAGCATTAGTTCCAACACCAGCGCCAGTTTGTGCGCCGATCATGCGATAATATTCTTCCTGTGTCCCGCCAGATGCAAAATGGATAGCGGCTTCCTGAAGTGCCATTAGCATTTTTCTTTGCGCTTCGCGTTTGCGAGTTAGCCAAACCTTAAGTTCTTGTGGCGGCAAGCCAGACGGCACAGCAGTATCCATAGCCAATGACATTTCACCAGCAGATAGAGCGCCAAATGTAACGGAGCCAATCACATCCAAGCCAAGTCTTGATTTGGCATTTTGCAGTTCTGCCGATGCAACCGTAACATTTGGAAGCATATCGTAAACAACGCCAGATTGAGCGCCTTCATTTATTGCTTGAATTGCCGAGTCCATGCTTCGGATTGACGATCCCACATTCTCAGCTTGCTTGAAGTATTCTTTAGCAGTTACTGGAGCCATTGCACCTTCTGCCACCACACGGGCTGCATCGCCACCTAGCAAAACGTCAGCGTTAAGTGTTCCAGTGCGCCGCGCTTCATAAATGCTGCGCTGGTAATTTGCTGCATTTTCCTGTGCAGTTTTAACAAAGTCCATTGCAGCTTGACCCGACAGAACCTCACCGCCGACAGTGCGAACCTGAACGGTTCCATTACGCATGGTCAAGACCACACCAGATTGATCAGGCAGAGGCGCAGATTGCTGAACATTTGGGTCCATGTCAGATTGTTCTTTTAGCTTTTGCAGCGTGATCTGCGCCGTTTCAAGTTGCACCTTTGCTAACATATCCTCTGGCTCTAGCGCCATCTTAAGCGCGTTAACCACATCCCCAGTGGCTTGTGCATACTCCAAAGCCCGTGCTGCTTGTGGCGTGTTAAGTTTCGACAAATATTCCAAGGTGCGGTTGCGCTCTGCTTCCACTTTGCGTTCTTCGATGCCGCTTTGAAGCTGCCCGATCAGCGCTTGGTTCGGGTTCATCGTCAGCCCCTCAAGGCCGATAGCAAGGCGGGCGCGGGCATCACGACCTTCAGGGCCGAACAGACCACCTAGAAGCCCACGGCGAGGCTGCTGCTGCGGCATCTGCTGCGGCATCGGTTGCGGCGCTTGTTGGGGCGCATTCTGAGGTAGCCCACGAATGGACATATCCGCAACTTGGATCACGTTAGGGTTCATGCCATTTGTGCCAATCCCAGCACGGCGCAGATCGTCAAGTGTGATAGCCATTTAGCCCCCCAAAAATCCAAACAAGCCGCCTTGAGCCTTTACAGCTTCGGCAAGGCGCGGGTCTTTCTTCTGCGTTAAGATGTTAAACAGGTTTGAGATAGGCGCAGCATCAGCATCTTGTGAAATGCCGCGACTTGCAGCAAACCGCGATAGCAAGCCCATTCCCTCAAGCGGGTCTTTTGGTTGCATCTGGAAAGCATTCTGGACAGGCGGAGCGAACCTTGTGGTTTGATCCGGCATTGGCGAAACCATCTGACCAAGCGCATTATTGAATTTATCAACGTAGACATTGCCAGTTGTGCCAAGAATGTCCTTGCGATTTCCGCCCGTGGCTACAGGTTTGCCCGTGAACCAAACAGATGCAGCGTCTTGCGGGTTGCCGTATTTCTCAACATTGCCGCCAAACTCACCAGCAAAGACCGCATCCTGTGCTTCTTTGCTTGCCAAGAACTCCTCTGGCGTCAACCGCCGACCGAGATACTTTTCAGTCCAAGGGCCGATGTTGAAATCCATGACCTGATAGCGACCATAGGCGCGATTGCCTTTGGCAGTAATTGGACCAAGCGCCGAATAGTCACCGCTTCCGGCGCTTTCGATGCTTGCGATAGCATTGGCCCAATCCATCACGCCCATTATAGCGCCCCAAGACCCAAGGATAGATAGTTGAACAAGCCGGGCTGGTTCCGTGCAGTCTGCGTCTGCTGACCCATGTTAGCAGCGCCAAGTGCCGCTAGAGGATATGTCAGTGATTGCCCCGGCGCACCAGCAAAGCCAGCGTATTGATTGCGGGCCGCATCAATCAAAGCCTGATTGATTGCCTGCTGCATTGTGCCAAACTGCTGTTGCTGTTGGTTGATCGACTGCCCCATATTGAAGCCTTGCTGAGACAGGTTGCCCAACTGGCCTGCTGCCGACAGACCGCGTTGCGCCGCTTGAGCTTGAGCAGATTGGTTAGCCAAAGCAGCTTGCATTGCAGCTTGCTGGTTTGCTTGCTGTCCCTGAAAGCCAGTTTGCTGCCCAAATTCAGTAGCCCGCGCTTGTGCCGATTGATTAGCCAACGCCGCTTGGAGTTGGTTGGAAATGTCTTGTTGCGATGCGCCGAGAGCAGTTTGGAACCCCTGTTGGCGTAGTTGCGATGCCAACTGACCGCCCTGCTGTGCAAAGGCGCGGTTAGTTTCAGCTTCTGCGATGCCCTGACGCGATCCGCCAAAAGCATTTGCTGCCGTTGCCTGTGCGCCAAGCTGGTTTTGTTGCATCAAGCGTTGCCGTTCAAGATCAGCCATCGAAGCGTCAATAACTTGCTGGCTATACGGGTTCATATAGTTGTTAATTCCGCCAAACGCTGATCCTGCTTGAACGGCTTGCGGATTATAGCCAAACTGTGTTCCAACATTTTGCGCGGTCACGTTCATTGGTTGCGCCATGCCAGCCGCAGTTGTTCCCTGCAAAGCACCTGTAAGGGCTTGTTGGGATTGCTGGAACACGTTTCCGCCAAAGTTTGGCGTCTGCACGTTCTGAGGGTTTGCGCCGCCTGCCATGATTATCTCCCAGACTGACGAGTGGTTACTGATTTGGTTGCAGCAGCAGGCTTAGGCGCTGGCTTAGACACTGCCACAGGCCGATTTGTTGGAGCAGGCCGATTTGCAACGGTCGGCTCACGTTGCGGGCTAACAACATTACGCGCAGCAGCAGCGCCTGTGTTAAACAAGCTGCTGGGGTTTCTGGTGTTCACGCCGCCCGGCATATAGGAGCCAACTGTGTTTGCTAGGCCAGACAAGTTTCCGCCACTAGCAGGAGCGCCAAACGCCAGACCACCACCGCCGCCGCCACCGCCGCCAACATCGCCATACGACACTGGAGCGGGCAAATTGGGCATGGCAATTGCTGGGACATTTGGCCCAAAGCCAAGAGGCGCAGCACCAGTTCGCGGGTTAATGAACATACCCGTGATTGCGTTATATTGGCCCGGAGCGCGGGCTTGCAATTCGCGCAAAGCCTGATCGTATAGACCGCCAGAACTGTAGCCCTGCACACCGCCAGCAAAGGTCTGTGGTGCAGGCATACCCATTGATAGGTCATTGGTCCCAAGACCAAAAGCCCCTGCCGCTGTGTTGATGCCCTGACCCGCCGCCATTTGCATTGGCGTCATAGCCGCAACGTCTGCGCCATAATACGGGACATTGCCAAGTGCTGCCACATCTTCAGCGCGTCGAATATTTGCCTGTGCCGCTTGTTCGAGCCAAGCAGGAATTTTCACTTCCTGAGTTGTCGATCCGCCTTTGCCACCGCTCATTCATAGTCCCT